TTGATATAAGTTTTAGCAAAGTACACAGGGTCATTGGCACACTTCATGAACTCTTTAAGAAGTTCTGGCGTCCATTCTACTTCCTCTGATACTTTTTTGAGGTGTACGTTTCCTAAATATCCATCACCCATTCTCATTCTCTTTCAACATTTTCAATAAATCCGCAGTAGAAACAATCAAGTTGTTATTAGTAACATTTGTTTGAGCGTTTTCTCTGGGTCCCATAATTTCTTCTTTCGCAAATTTCTTCTTAGTAGATACGTCTGCGAAGTCTTTGTTTGCATCAAGTAAGGTCTTCATAAGTGTAGACACGACCTCAAAGCCTCTTGCAGACTCTGATTGTTTTGCGATTTCTAGCATTTCTCGCACTGCTTCATTGCCCAATGCAATAACACCTTCGATATTCTCACGAACTTTAGTGAGGTCTTTAAGATTTTCATCGTCGATAGGTTCTGCGTTATGTTCAATAACAGTAGATGATATTTCTTCAAATTCAACAGGAAGATTGTCTTGCTCTAGTTCATCATCCCTAATCTCTGATAATGGTCTAAGGCCAAGGTTTTCAGCTATCTTGTCATTCATATTATTCACTCACTATTGTTTTAATGATACCCCAGTCATCATCGAACTCAATCTGATTGTATGGTATTGAGCCAAAGGTTGGTGGTGATATAATCACGGTTGGCACTGATCTATAACCTAGACCAGCATCTGTTACTGTAATAGATGAAACGTCTCCATTAGATGCGATTACAGCGGTTGCAGTGGCAGTAGTAGCAGTTGGTGCTGACACAGAAATGATTGCATCAGTTGCGTAGAATTTACCAGAGTTATTTATAGTAACACTATCTATAACACCGTTGATTAGGTTGGCGGTTGCAGAAGCGGTGAAGCTTGAAGCAACATCGTCTGGTGCATCAAATGTGATTGTAGGTGTATCGCCTGTATAACCAAGACCACCGTTGACAACAGTTATCGCAGTTATTTCGCCATCAACAACTATTGGTGATAGTACAGGCAAGTCTTTGTCAAAGTTTTGAGTGAAAATATCACCACTATTAGCCGATGTAGGTAAAGTGTAAGATGATCCATCCGCACCAACTAGTTGAGCTTGGGTTTCGAATGTGATATTATCCAACGATCCAACGAAACCTCTATTAGCACCATCGAAAACAGATTGGTTACCTTGTGCATCACCCGCACTATATGTGTGGTTTGGAAGAATAACATTACCAGCACCACGTGTTTCTGTAGTACCCTTAACGCCATTGACATTAAGTCTGATGCTAGTGCCAGAATGCTCTAGCTCAACATGGTTCCACTGATTTGCCACTACGTTTGTATCAGATGTTATGACTGGTTGTGAACCATATTGAAATCCAATCTGCCCAGTGGTATTCATATATATCTTAGTAAACGGTGCATATAAGATCGAATATGGATTACCAGCAGTAATTTCAGTTGGGTAAATCCAGAATTGAACCTTATACCCAGTATTAGAGCTAAAGAAACCATCGAACGTGTGCAACAATGTAACATCGTCTTCAGTTGCATGTGGCAACGCATCGTCACCAAATTTGAAAACAGAGGAAACATTTGGTGGTGGGCTAATACTAAATGTTGGTGTGTTGTAGAAACTTCCTACATTAGTAATATCTATAGAACCAATGGAGTCTCCCACCACATTAACTGTTCCTGTGGCAGTTACTGGCGTTCCATCTGGAACACTAAAGCTTATTGTTGGTGGCGTAGAGAAGTGACCACCACCTTCAATAACATTAATCGCAGTAACAGAACCGCTTGTCATCGTTGCCGTCAGCGAAGCATTTGCTGTATCAGGCGCTGATACAGTTACTGTAGTGTTAGCGTTATACTTCTCGCCATTAACTAATACATCAATCGATCCTACTGTCCCATTCGAAAGAACAGCCCTTGCTGTGGCTTGTTGCCCTTCTGTTGATATAGGTTGACCATTTGCGCTAAGGCCAGGTCTTACGTCTACACCCTCTACGAATGGGGCGTTGGTAGCTGTGCCATTAAACATATCAACATCAACAAACTTAATTACCTTCTTGGTCTTTTGAGGTCCAAAGTAGTAACCCTTTAAAGTGAAGGTTAATGTGTATAGAATTGATTGTCTTTCTTCGAAAGTACCCTCATACAAGTCTTCAGTTGTTACACTGTTTAATATGATTGGGATATCAACCGCCTCATGGTCTGGTATCATCTTGGCTGTCACAGTCCAGTCAGGCGTAAAGAAAGGAAGAATTTGCTCCATGATCTTGGTGGCATCTTCGGCATACTTTGTCATGATGTACAACGAAAAATCAATGTTGTACGGAACACCAGAATACATAAATTCTCTTTGGTTGGTGTTATCATCAGCCGTTGGCTTCAGCACCTTGCGTGTCGTAGCTACTTTTCTTTGTGAATCATAAGTTACGTTGTTAATCTCAAAAGACATCCTTGGAAGCGTCATCGCTGGGCGTGTACTGTTGATAAGATCAGGATCAGCCGCTACTCTCGCCAAAATCTTTTGGAATGGAGCATACGATAGAGGAACAATCATTTCTTGTTGCTTAACCCCAGCATTATTAGTTCTCTCAATCTTTATCTGATTAAAGAGTGTACCGAATATCGCCACATACTTTCTAGTAGTAGAGTTGTAGAAATAGTTTGCAATTGCCATTATACTTCATCCTGTATTGAAATGTTTTCGCTGAAAGGGTCCATTTCAGAGAAATCTAAAATGTCATCAGCTTGTTGTTCAAATGCCAAGTTATCAGCAAGAGGATCAACAGCGGTTAAAGTTTCAAGCGTATTTACCGTATTAGCCGTAGTATCAATATCATCGAAGAAGTGGTCGATGTCATAATATCCTGTATCGAATTGCTCACCAGAATATTCCATAAGTTCACAGCGCATGTCATAAACCTGCAGCGCACCACTTTGATAGAACACACTCTCGTGTTCTACGTGTTGGATTTTATAAAGCTTGTTGTTCAGAGGCAAGAATATAACTTCACCAGCGATAGGTCTTATTCTCTTATCGTTTTCTCTTGTGACGAAGCGCTCAAATGTTCGTATTGCAACTGTAAATGTAATAGAGTCACGAATTTGAAGACCGAACTTACTCAAGAAGTCGCCTTCGCCCTCAAACCCATCTACGTTTTTAATATAAACTTCAAAATCGTAATATGCATCGAATGTGGGAATATCATCCTCATTCAATAGAGAATCGATATTGGCGTTATTTCTCGAAACGTATTTGACGTCAAGGCCATACATCTGGATTGACTCGATAACCAAGTCATCGATCAAGTTCTGTTCGTAGCTATTCGTCGTATTTCTGAAATATGCGTTAGTTGCCATATCTTATCCAATAAAGTTATAGGTCAAAGGTTGCAATGCTCTGATTGCCTCTTCTTCCATACGTTCGCGGTCAGCCCTAGCCTCAGCAAGGATTTGCTCACCATTAAACTGTACTCCCCCAACCAATTGCATCTGTGTAAATTTAGTAAGATTCAAACCCCATTGCTCACGCACAAGGACAGCCGCATAGTTCTGCAACCAACGATCACCCCAAACATCTGCGTATTCATCAGGGTTAACAACATCATATGCTTCGATAAGAATGTAATTGCCTACTGCCCAAGACTTCTTGTCTGTATCAATGTGTAGTTTATTTACGTGCTTGTTGTAACGGATTAAAGGTTTGCCAACCAATAGCTCTTGCATGAACTCAATGTGTTGCATAGTCATGTAGTAGTTCTGCATGTTGTAGCTAGTCATATCTTGGATGTTATTCAAAACAAATTGATAGTTGACGTTAAACATGCCAGTACCAGTTGAAATGCTCGTATCCATATCAAATATCTTAGAAATACCTAACAGCCCCTGTGGCAACGGAATGTACCCATTGGTTTTGTCTGCTTCTGTAATTTGGTGTTTGAGGTATACTAGTTGACTACCGTTGTAGTGGTAATCTCTCCAAAAAGAAATGGCTTCATCTACACGATCTTCAACTTGCTCATCTGCAACGTTGATGTCAATTACTGGTGCGCCAATTTTTCTTAGGATATAGTCTTTAAAGTCTTCTTTTGATCTTGGTTGTGCCATTATGCTAACTCACCTTTGATGATTACTTTAATGTAGCCAGAGTTAGGGAAAGTTTCGATCTGACCATTGTTATAAGTAACTTGAAATTCTGCGTTGTGAATGCCTGTATTCGAGGTATCACCTGTCTGCCAAGTATAGGCAACGATGCCCTTCGCTGAGTTAACGATTGTCCCTACGCCTTGGCTCACCACATTAACGCCAGCATCTGTTGACATATTAAAAGAGATGGTTGCCGCTTCTGTCATAGGCTTAGCACGTCCAGACGAACTTGTTAGGACTACTTCTAAAGATGGGGCAGTATCGTTTTGCTTAATGTAGAAGTTATCCGACATGTGTTCTCTCCGTTTACTTTTATTTATCTAAAAAGTTGTTATCTGATTATAACAAAATTTTCGCCACTGTTGCGTACCTTGACGCCATTTGGCTCTTGTTTTATGGTTACTTGGTTGTTTTGAGTATCCTGTAGTCTGATACCGTTTGTTAAGTTTGGTCTGCTTTTGTTTAGTAAGGTATAGTTGACAACCTTAGACTGCAATGCATACGAAAAAGCACCTGTAGTTTGACCCAACGAAAACTGAGCCATAGTACCACTGAACTCAATTGGAAATATGTTATCAAAACTACCCACAATAGGGTTGGTTGCTGTAGCCGATCCAGTGAACTCTATGGAAAGGTTAGCAGATTCACCATATCCTTGGCGTCCAAATACAATACGTCCACTCTCATTTAAAGAGAAGTCTATAGTACCGTTGAATTCACCGTAAATAGTCGGAGTTTCAACCCCAGCAGTGACAAAAAATTCTACAGTGTTATTGGCATTAGCATGAACAGGAACAAACACGTCAGATGTAATAGATACATCGAACGTGCCATTAGCTTGACCGACAAGGACTGAATATCCCCCACCGAAAAAGCTGAAATCTATACTTCCTGTAGTTACGCCGTTAGACATTTAGAACGTCCTTTTATGCGCCACCAGCAGTAATTGTAAATGTCGTAATAGTGATTTGCTGACCAATTGCGATGTTGGTGTTGTCAAGTTGCATATCTCCACCAGAACCAGATGCTGAGATAGTACCTTGCAAGTGACATACTGATCCATCACTTTGGTGTACTCTAAAGTACCCAGCAGTACCAGAAGCATCCGCTGAAAGGTCTTGCCAACTACCAGATAATTGCATAACACCATTGTTTGGTGCTGAAAGCCAATCTGTTGGTAGTACCATTGTTGCTACAATAGAACCTGTGTTTGCGCTTGCACACTCAGTTGGTACTGATCCTGTAGCAATCGTAAGAATTGGGTTTGCCCCAATCGTTGTTTCGATTGCTTGGAGCGTACCATTTCTCGTTTGTGGGGATAACTGAAAAGCCATCTTCTTCTCCTTTGTTGCATTATTTTCTTATATTTATAAAAAAAGAGTTGACAACATTCTGAGACGTGGTATAATAGGTGTAACCTTAATAAGAACAATAATGTTTCTTTAATGCTTTTAAGGATAATTAAGATTATCTTCTTTCAATATCATCTTCTGATAAGGTATCACCCATCCACACTTCAATAACCTTAACAGGTTTATTACCAACATTAGTTGCATGATGCCAAGTCTTAGATGGAATGTCTATACTGTCACCAGTACCATATACCTTAGATGTTGAGTAACCATCATTAAACTCTAAGTTCATCTTAAGACTACCATCAACAATATGCCAATGTTCAGAACGTATGAAGTGTCTTTGATCAGATAATGACTTACCAACATCAATAGACAACTCTTTAACTTTCCAATGTCCATTCTGATCTAAGTCTCTATATTTACCCCATAGTCTATCTGTAGTGGGCTTGTCCCACTCCTTTAATATCCATGATGAACTATTCTTCTTATCTTCTCCACCAACACCAAATGCAAATGATATGTTACATTCATCACGTAATTCTCTAGCAAACTCAACTTCTGGTGTTGTTCCTTTTTTACGATCACCACCATTAGCGAATATGATTTCTGAGTTTCTAGGAGTTTGTTTTGCTACATATCGAATAGCATCACATGCAGTGTCATCTGAATCATCAAAAGTAAACACATGACCCACACAACCAATTTCTTTGATAATAGACATACGTTCTTCAATAGACATGAAAGGTCTGCCCTTTTTACGTGTCAGCCATTCGTCACTATTAAGACCAACGAATAGGATAGAACCTAATTCTTTAGCCGCTTTGAAGTATGCAATATGTCCTGAGTGTAGAGGATCAAACCCCCCTGTTACGATCACTGGTTTCATGTTCTTTCCCTCATCATATAGTCCCAAGCAAAGTTAATCTTATTACTGCTTTTCATATTGTTATTTAGGAAGGACGGATGTACCCACCAATCCTCATAAGAATTCTTATTGTCAATAGCCACATCAGAAACGAACAGCTTATAACCAAGCTTATTCAAGTATTCTCTTGACTTATCCTTATAATCAGAACCCCACCAACATTCATTGTGTTGGAATTGAACGACAGAGAACTCATGTTTATTGAAAGGTATTGAGTTAAGAACTGGTAGTGATGACTGATCACTATTAATTCTCAAGAAATCGATGTGTTGCTCAAGGCAATGTTGTTTGAACAAACTACTATAGTCTAGTGTACTCGCATCTGCCAATATAACAGATGTATTACGTTCTCTACTAAATTGAGCGCACATTCTTTCGCTGTGATCCACAGACAAGCCACGCCATCCAAAGTCTTTCTCTAACATATATGTGTTGTTAAAAAGAGTGGGGTGTCCAGAACCAATCTCTACGAACGTGCCTTCCATCTTCCCTTTAAGAAGTGATATGACGAACATGTCTTGGAAGTGTCGAGAATAGTTTCTTTCGATAACATTAAGGTCATCAAACTGCCATCTGTATTTCTTAATTTCTTCTCTTTTATATGGTAGTGTACTTGGGTAGCCAATTTGGTCAAGCCACCAATCAACGCTCTGACGTATTTCATCAGTCATATCCAGTGATCTCTTGTGCTTTAGATCAAAGAACAAATTCTTAGAGTCATCTCTACCGTCAGTCTTCCATTTACAAACAGCGTATGCATGATCCAACCCAATACTACCAGGATATCCCAATTCATCACTGCGTTCGACTAACTCTTTGGATAGACCCATTTTAGCATACATTAATCCATCACGAAAGTTATTGATGTCCATTGAGTGCTTAGCCATGAAGTAATATGCTTCTGGTCGATCAGGCAGTACCGCCATAGCCATCTTAAGAAGACCCTGTGTCGTTTGGTTTCTAGCCTCTGATCTTTCAAAGATAGCCGCACCTAGAACCATACATTTATATTGCAGAAATTTCTCATCAAAGGTATTGCCTTCACAGAAGTCAGCCGCTCTCAAATACCAACCAAATGCCGCCGCACCTTGCTTAAGTCTATCGTACTCACAAGCGAGTTTGAACATCTTCCATGGGTTACTATAGTCTAAAACAACGTCATTCAGAATTTGCATATTTTTAAATTTCATGATCATCACCTTCTATCATTCGCTGTTCCATCGTTTCCTTAATATCATAAACCTTTTCTTTCTCTATAATCGAAATGATAAGTTTAGTTAGGTCAAGGTCTTTTTGAAGAAACATCATCTTATGTTGTATCTTTTTAATTTGCTCTTCGTAGTATTCTATTTCTCTTTCTTTACGAAGCTTAGTCTCAAGTATATCAGTGATCTGTATTAGTTTCTTTGTCATTTACTCTACCATTAAAAATTGCGAAAACACACTTTGTGGCATACGCAATACATATGAAGCATTGTCTTGCCATCCAAAAGATATTAGGATGTCATTGCCAAGTGTTGTAACTCCTGTAACAAATTCAATATTATAATCTTGCGCTTTTACGTGATCGTAATACGTACCCATGAAATGAAATTCACGACTTCTATGAACAATATTCCAATCGTTATCCCATATGATTACACGGTGTGCGTAGTTGCCATCTTTTCTGCCAAATGGGTCACGCAACAAATTTGTTTCATGAACAAATGCCATACGCTGATTTTCATTAATACGGACTACCTGTGAGCCACCTCTAAAGTCTTTGTTGGCTTCAACCCTTTTATCTGCATCATATACCGCATCAACAGTTGTGCCACTTTCGATATCGAACTTGACAACCTGTGTTGGATTTGTCCATTTAACAAAGTGCCAAGGCATATCATTAACTGGCATCCAATTCTTTTCACAATAAGAACTGTCATCACCGGGAGTTGGAATGGGGTTACGTGATACCTCTGTCCATTCTCCATTAAGGAATTCGATTTCGCACATCTCCATGCGACCACGCCCCTTATCGTCATAACAGTCTCTACGTACTCCACATAGGAATAGTCTGTCTTCCCAACTGAACAGACGTGCATCCTCAAGACCGATAAAGTTCCATGTCGGCTTCCCAGTATCTAATGCCATATTAACACGCTGTGCGTTCACAAGATTCATGTTCTTGTCTAACTCACACATTACATTATGCGTAGTGAGTGTTACGTCATTTTCTGGATGAATGTACACCAAAGGACCCCACTGGTGAGGAAACTTTTTACCTTCGCTGTGATATAGATAGTAGTTTACGTGTCTCACATTTACAAGGATTTTTCCCTTGTGTGAGAATATAGAGGGGTTCATGATCCCAGTCTCGTTTCCAAGAACTTGAGTTGGTATCAATAGGGGATGCAATGAACCCCCTCTTTTTAAAGCGTATGTTGCCAAACCGCCCATGTGCAAGTCGTGCATGATTTCTCCATTATATAAAGTAGACTGTAGTTTTTACCAGTCTGGTTTGAACGTAGTCATCGTTTCAGTTTCTAGCTTTTTAGCTAGAATTTTATTAATGTTATTTATTTCACTTTCAGTCATGGTTCCTTCGATCCATGATATGACATCTGCTTTTGTCACGTCATCAAGATCAATGTAGTCAGCCGCTGATGTGTCAGATACGTCAAGTGCAGTCTTACCCACAAAACTTGCTTTAATATTGGCATCATTCGTCGCAATTTTCTTCCACTTAATAGAAATGATTGCATCTGCTAACACATCACCATCACTGTTTGTCTGGTCAAGGGTTCCAAGCTTTAGTATTTCCCATGTGTAGTTCATAATCGTTTCTTTCTATTAAATATCGTCAGCAGGTGCTGGTGTAGGTTCACCCCAAGGAAGGTCTTCGCCAACAACTTCTGTAGCAACATTTCTGTCAATTTCTTTTTGAATTTGCGTGTCGATGTGTGATTTGTATTGTGGATCAGAATCGATTACGTTTGTAATCCAACCGATTACTGTTGCTTCTTCTAGGTCTTCAAAAGCAGTGAATGAACCAGCAGGTACTGTAGCCGCTGAGAATGGTGTAGCGCCTGTGAATTGACCACTATTGCCTTCTTCATCAGTTCCGACGATATCCCAGTATGTTTGCACAACAGCATTTGTTAGTGTGTCGCCATCTGCGTTCACTTCATCCTTAACCTTGAGGTTACGGACAGTGTATGTATATGTAAAAGCCATTTTATGTCTCCGTTTTAATTGTAGTAGTGTCTTATTTATCTGAAAGACGGTTTATCTTGAGTTATATGTGTATTTATACGTCTTTGTTGCTGTACAAATACAAGTCAACTGGGATGCATATCCTAAATTCAGAATAATAAGGATTTACGTGGTGGTAGTTAAAAGAAGGGAAGATTAGATAATCACCAGTTTCTGGTATGTGTTCATGTTGTGCAAATAATTGTTCAAACGAAGTATCGTATCCACGGTTTGCGTTTGCTCTTGGATCAGTGAATACAATAGAACCACCAGAATACTTATCTTCAGCCAAAACGTAAAATACCGCTGATATGTGCGCACCAGAATGATTGTGAATTGTCATACTGTAATCTTTACCGTGACCAGTAATCCATGCTTTCATTTCGTGATCACCGAAATCTTCAATGGTCTTACCGATTGTGTTTGTAAGGTACTCATTAAATTTAGTGTGAACAACAGACCTAAACTTGTCCATCATTTCGGAAGTGTCGTTAAAGATATTACCACCATCTACATCACCGACTGGATCGTTTAAGTCGTAGTTTGCAAATAGGTATTCAAATAATCCGTCAACTTCAAATTTCCCCTGACCAAACATAGTAGGCCAACGTGGTGTCATTTCCATATTCAATCTCCTCATGATATATGATACTATTTATAACGAATCTTTGAGTTGACATTTTGAGTTAAATATGGTAGTATAAATACAATTATATAATATGGGCAAGGACTATGACATTTCTCGACTTTGAAAACTTCCTTCTTACAGAAACGTGTTTTGATAACCACGATGTTTCTTATATAGACGAAGATGGTAATCAACACTACTTAGAACAGACTGACTTCATCTCATATGTTGGGACTGTAGCTAGGTTGTTGTCTGAAAGCAAAACTATTAAAGTCGAGCAAATAGAAACGTTAATCTTTGTACAAGGAACTGTCCATGCCTTTTACAATCAAAAGAATGGTGCATCATTTGATGTCCACACAGACCCTGTAGATGTTCTTATCGAATGTCTTGCTGGCACAAAGATTATGGAAGTTGAAGGCAAAGAGGTTGTATTAAAAAAAGGCGATACAGTTTTAATACCATCTGGAACACCGCATAGAGCGTTAAATTATGAAAAGGCATTGATGATATCACATGGCATTCACGACACAGAAACACTTAATCGTATACGTCAAGACCACTGAAACTTGTAATCTGAACTGCGCTCACTGTTTTACCTCTGGTATCAATGGGCGTAAAATTTACTTCGATGCAGACAAGACAGCTAAGTGGTGTAACGAACTAGACGATGGGTCAAACCACATTCACTTTGAGTATCATGGTGGTGAGCCTCTGCTTGCGCCAATGAAAGACCTGTGGCATTTCTATAATGTTACGAAAGACCATTGGGGTGATAAATGTACACACGGCATCACGACAAATCTTACGTATAAGCTAACTGACGAACGTGTTGAGTTTCTTAAAGTATTAGACTCTGGTTCTATCGGTACATCATGGGACCCTAATATTCGTTTTGCAAACGAAAAGCAAAGACAGCTTTGGGAAGATAACGTAAAGCGTTTAGTTGCAGAAGGTTGTTATATCCAATGCTTTATCTCAGTATCTAAAGACGTTGTTGCAATGGAACCACTTGAGATTGCAGATTATATGCACTCTTTAGGCATTGGTACTATTAGTTATGAGCGCCTTACACACGATGGTAATGCAACAATCAATACAGAAATCTTTCCACATAACTCTGAGCTTGATGCCTTTTGGATGAAGATGCACGAGACAACTAAAGACCACCCTATTGAGAATAACTTTCTTAATTCTGTGTATGACAAGTTTAGCAAAGGTCAATTCTTTAATGGTACGTTCTGTAGAGATTGCGAACAAAAGATACACACCATCAATGCCGATGGTACTGTAGCAGGTTGTCCTAATACTGCGCCCACTCAATGGTATGGTGATATCAGCATGCCAGCAAAGACTGTGCGTGAAAGCCCAAAACGTATGGAGATCATTTCATGTGAGACGCATGATCGTGATCCAAGGTGTTATGACTGCCCTGTGTTTATCTATTGCCATTCTGATTGTCATCAGTTACAATGGATGGAAGATGTTTGCCCAGCCCCTAAAACTCTAATGCTAAAACTAGCGGGAGAAAAAGGATGGATTTAATTATTAAACCCACCGAAGCATGTAATTTCAAGTGTACGTTTTGTTCTTCTACTGATATTGACCCTAATGAAGTTGGGCTGTTGGACTTAGAGTACATATACAAATTTCTTAAGCGATACCCAGACACGAATACTATTATCGTTAATGGTGGTGATCCACTTATGGTTAAGCCAGAGTATTACCAAGAACTGATTGATCATCTTAACGAACATGATTACCCAGCATCTATCAGCTTTACATCTAACCTTTGGCCTTTCTTAATGAGACCAGAGAAGTGGCTTCCTATCTTCAAGAATGAAAGGTTTGGATGTGCAACATCATTTCAATATGGGGGTGGTAGATTAAAAGGTGATTTATCAGAGTTTACTGAGAAAGATTTCTGGATGGTGTCTAATGCTATGTTAAAGCACACTGGCGAACGCCCAGACTTCATTTCTGTTATTGTAGATGAAAATGCTCACCTTGCTATCAAGAACGTTGAACTTGCCAAAGAAATGGGTGTGGAGTGTAAGCTAAATTATGCTATGGCATCTGGTGTCCAAGGCAGTACCTATCAGTTAAGTAAGATTTATGAAACATATCTTGAGATATATGATCGTGGATTGGCTGAACACGAGTTCAATACAAAGCAGATGATGAAACGTCTTAAAGGTTACTCAACCTCTTGTCCACAAAATAGACTGTGTGACAGTGGTATTCGTGCATTCAACCCAGGTGGTGATTACTACTCATGTGGTTCTTTTGCTGATGATATGGATTACCCCATCGACTTTGAAGAAGAAATGAATGGTGAGATGCAGACGCCACTAGCGAATGATCCTCACATCCAAACAATGAAGATGGCTTGTTATACATGTCCAATGTTTGAAATTTGCAATGGTTGTAAGAAGACTGTGCGTGATATGAAAAGAGAAGGCACTGTTGAAGAACATTGTCGTAGAATGAAAACACTTGCTCCAAGAATACTTGCTACGAATGGAATGAGTCCTGATATGGTGACGCCTTATGTTGATGAATCTATCAATTAATCCCACATACTATTGCAACTTCAGTTGTGATTTTTGTTACTTGACGCCCGAACAGTTAAACGACAGGCACAAGATAACACCGTTATGGTTAGACCATTCATTGGGTCAGATAGATGATCCTATTGGACACGTCGATCTATATGGTGGGGAAATTGGTCTATTGACATCAGATTATTTTTATGCTATAAAAGAAAAGATACGTAAATATTATAAGGGTGATATAAACATCAACACAAACCTTTCTGCGTTTCCAGACTTCTTTCGAGACGATGATATCACTTTATCTGTGTCTTATGACTTTAGTGCAAGGGAGAAAGAACAGCATGTCCTAAACAACATGATGAACGCAAACAAAGACTTGTCTGTTCTAATCTTGGCTAGTCCGAAGGTATTGGAGATGGATGTTGAATTTATGATATTTACACTAAACATGGTGTCTAACATCAAGTCAGTAGAGATTAAACCATATTCAATTAACCAAGCGAACGCACACCCTGTAACACACAAAGACTTCGAAGATTTTGTTATTAAGTTTGATGAAGCAAAGACAGAGAAGAACTTTAACTTCCAGAATATGGATAATATATGGCGAAGTATAGATAAAGAGTATGATGCATTTAGTAATGATCACGTCTATATCACCCCATCTGGTAAATTTGGTGTGCTTGAGTTCGATAAATATGATAAGGAATACTTCAAAGAATACAAAACATATTATGAATACAAGAAGTGGGCTAGAGA